CCATGGCACTCTCTAAGGTTAACTTCAATAGTCTAAACTTAACACCGACTGCTAGTAAAGTAGTTAAATTTAATTCTAATAATAATGGTCTAGAGACAGGAGACATTGGTGGAAGTTTGGTGTTACTAGAAACACAAACTTTATCTTCTGCAGCAGCAACTATAGATTTTACTAGTAATATAGATTCTACTTATAAAGAGTATCAATTTCATTTTACAGATATACATCCAGCTACAAATAATGTTACCTTTTCATTTCAAGTAGATACTGGAACTAACACCAATTATAACATTACCACCACCTCAACTTTTTTCAGAGCAAGTCACAACGAAGATGATTCTGGAACAGCTTTACAATATCGTGCAAACGATGATCAAGCACAAGGAACTGCATTTAATAAACTTTGTCAAACTGTCGGTAATGATAATGATCAATCTTGCACAGGTATTTTACATTTATTTGATCCATCATCTACAACATTTGTAAAACATTTTATGGCAACAACAAATGGATGCCATGAAGGTGACATTACTAGAGAGGTTTTTACTGCAGGTTATTTTAACACAACAACTGCATTAACAAGAGTAAGATTTAAATTTGATTCTGGTAATATAGATGCTGGAACAATAAAAATGTATGGAGTATCATAGTGGCCCTTACAAAATTTAATTTTAATAGTTTTGATGTAACATCAGCTGCAAGTAAAGGTCTTGGGTTTAATGCTAGTGCTAATGGTTTTTCTATTATTAATCCTGGTTCCATGACTTTAATTAAAACTTTGACAGCTAGTTCTGATTCTACATTGTCTTTTGTAGATGGTAGTTCAGATGTTGTTTTAGATAATACTTACCCTGTTTATATATTTAAGTTTATTAATATTCATGGTGCAAGTAAAATTGAATTTGCTTTTAATGCAAGTATAGATACAGGGTCAAATTATAACGTTGCAAAAACAAATACAACAACCTCTGCGTATCATAATGAGGGAGGTTCATCAGCAGATTATTATTATATTGATGAAGATATAGCACAATCAACAGGAGTTGCTAGAATCTCAGGAGATATAAACAATGATAATGATGGATCTATGAGTGGGCAAATGTTTTTGTTTAATCCATCATCTACAACTTTTGTAAAACATTTTTTAACAGACACTCAAAGGATGGATTATTCACCAAATAATACAGTTCCCTATACAAATCGATGGATCACTGCGGGATATATAAATACTACATCAGCTGTTGACGCTATACAATTTTCTATGGTGAGTGGCAATATAGATTCAGGTACGATAAAACTCTATGGAATTAAGGATAGTTAATGGCACTTAATAAATTAAAATTTAATAGTATAAATGTTACACCCTCTGCTAATAAAGCATTAAAATTTAATAGCAGTGCGAATGGGTTCGAAACTGGATCTGCAGGTGGTGCTATGACTTTTATTAAAAAATTAACCGCTTCTAGTTCCTCTACTTTATCTTTTGTAGATGGATCAAGTGATGTTGTATTAGATAATACTTATAAAGAATATATATTTACTTTTAAAGATATACACCCAGAATCTGATGACGTAAATTTTCAATTTAATTTAAGTGCAGATTCTGGTTCAAACTATAATGTCACTAAAACCACCACATTTTTTAGAGCAGGTCACAAAGAAGATGGGAGTGGTGGGGCTCTTGAATATAGAACAGGAGAAGATTTGGCACAAGGAACAGGTTTTCAAATAATTGGAAAAGGTGTGGGTAATGATAACGATCAATCCTTATCTGGCTTTTTTCATTTATTTAATCCATCTTCAACAACATTTGTAAAACATTTTATTTGCAATATAAATTCTTGTGATGAAAATAATTTTACATTAAATCAACATATGGCTGGATACGGAAATACTACAAGTGCTGTTGATGCAGTGCAATTTACAATGTCATCTGGTGACATAGATGCTGGAACAATAACCTTGTATGGGATAAATTAATATGATAGATAAACAAAAAGGAGAACCATGCCCTATATAGGAAAAACACCCACTGTGGGAAACTTTCAAGTCTGTGATGCGATATCAGTCGTAAACGGACAGGCAGCTTACACCCTACAAGTAGGGGGTGCTAATGTTGCACCAGAATCAGCTAATCATATGCTGGTTAGTTTAAATGGAGTATTACAAAAACCAGGTAGCTCATTCACTATTTCAGGGTCTACCATGACCTTCGCCTCGAATCTGGCAACGGGTGATGTTATCGACTTCGTTCAAATATTAGGTAATGTGCTCGACCTGGGTACACCTTCAGATGATACTGTAACAGCTGCTAAATTAAATGATAATGTAATATCAGGACAAACTGCAGAAACTTCTGCTGCTGACGCTGATACTATCATAATTCATGATGACTCTGCTAGTGCGTTAAGAAAAATGACTAGGTCAAATTTCTTATCTGGTGTTGGTGGAGCTAACACTCCAGCTTTTCAAGCAAGAATTTCATCAACACAAGACTTATCAGATGCTTCATATACAAAAATGGCAGCAGCTACTGAAGATTTTGATACAGACTCAGCATACGATCACTCTACAAATTATAGATTTACTCCAGGTGTGGCTGGTAAGTATATGTTTTATGGTTCTGCAAATTTTGATAGTAGTTCAACTGATGATCTTTTACAATTTCGTATAGCCCTTTATAAAAATGGAACAAGAATTATGTCCACCCTAAATCGACCAGTATCTAAACATTATAATTATACAAGTAATTTTAATTTTATTGATACTTCAGACGATGATGATTATTATGAGTGTTATTTATACTTAGATATTACAAGTAATACACCTCAAGCAATATTTGAAAGTAGTGTAGGAAGAACCTTTTGGGGAGCATACAAAATAATTACATAGGAAAAATTATGGCATCATTAAAAACAAAAATTAAACTTTATTTAGAAGCAAACTCAAAAACTTGGGATGCTGAAAAAAATAATATTGAATTAAGAAACGATAGTGATGGTAATGGAAATTATATTGATATTTGGAATGTATCAAATTTATCAAAACCCACTGATGAGCAAATAGCATCGTATGAAACAGCGGGTAATACTGCTGAAAGAAATAATGGTATAGACAGAACTAGACAATCTCAGTATGGATCATGGGAATCTCAAATGGAAATGATTTATAAGGATCAAAAGAATGGGACATCAACATTTAAAGATCATTGTGATAAAGTAAGATCAGACAATCCAAAGGAGTAACACATGTCAATCAATGTGTGTAATAATAACTCCATGTCAGCGATCACGAGTCTACCCAGTGGTGTTGGTGGTGGATCAATGAACCTTATCTCTACCCAAACTGCTAGTAGTTCATCCACAATAAGTTTTACTTCAGGAATAGATTCAACTTATAAAGAATATATATTTAAGTTTATTGATATACACCCATCTGCTGATGGTGGAAAATTTAGTTTTAATATGAGTGTTGATGGTGGTTCTAATTATAATGTAGCTAAAACAACCACTTGTTTTGAAGCATATCATTATGAAGATGGTAGCTCTGCTGTATTTAATTTTGCTGGTGGTGGAGCTTTAGCACAAGGTACAGGAGATCAAAATATATTGAGAGGTGTAGGTGCTGATAATGACCAATCAGGTTGTGCAACCATGCACTTATTTAATCCATCATCCACAACATTTGTAAAACATTTTTTAATTAGAGCCAATAGATCACAAAGTATAGATTATTCTGCTGATAATTTTTTTGCTGGATATGGAAATACTACTTCAGCAGTAAATGCAATTAGATTTCAATTTAACTCAGGCACATTTGATGGAGTAATAAAATTATATGGCATTAGTTAAATACAACAATAATAGTTTAAGTAGTGTAACAAGTGCTGCTGGTTTTCCTGCTGGTGCTATGACACTTATTAAAACTCTAACTGCTAGTTCTAGTTCTACGCTATCATTTGTACATGGAAGTTCAGATGTAGTCTTGGATAGCACATATCCTATTTATTTATTTAAGTTTATTAACTGCCATCCATCAGCAAATGCTGATTTTGTTTTTAATGCTTCGGCAGACACTGGCTCAAATTATAATGTAACAAAGACAACTACTTTTTTTCATGCACAACACAATGAAGCTGGAAATTATACAAATTTTGCTTATCAAACAGGAAACGATCTTGCACAAGGAACAGGAGATGCAACATTATCAAGAAAAATAGCAACAGGAAATGATGATGCAACAAGTGGTGAAATGCATTTATTCAATCCATCAAGTACTACTTTTGTAAAACATTTTATGTCAAGATTAAAGGCAAATCAAAATATATCTGCACAATATAATTCTGATAATCTTGGTGCTGGTTATTTGAATACAACAAGTGCAGTAGATGCCATTCAATTTAAATTTGCATCTGGAAATATAGATTCTGGCACAATAAAACTTTATGGAATTAAGGATAGCTAATGAGTATTGTTAAATTAAATAATAGAGGAGTCAGATCAGTAACTGCATTTGGTAGTCTTACTGCTGGCTCTATGAGATTTATCAAAAAGTTAACAGCTTCTAGTTCTGCAACCTTATCTTTTGTTAATGGTAGTAGTGATGTTGTTTTAGACAATACTTATAAGGAATATTTATTTACTTTTAAAGATATTCATCCAGCAACTGATAGTGTAAAATTTCAAGTTAATTTTAGAGATGGTGGGAGTAATTATGATGCTAGTAAAACAACAACTCATTGGAGATCACTTCATTATGAAGATGGCTCTACCGCAGCTGAAATAACTTATTTAACAGCAACAGATTTAGCAAATGGCACAGGATCGCAGTCCATTGCTCAAAATATAGGAAATGACAACGATCAAGGTGCTAGTGGTTATTTACATTTATTTAATCCATCATCTACTACGTTTGTTAAACATTTTATATCAAGAGTAAATTGTAGTGGTAATGCAGATTATTCACAAGAAATTTTTGCAGCTGGATATTGTAATACAACAACTGCAATAGATGGTGTTCAATTTTCAATGACTTCAGGAAACATAGATGCTGGAGATATTTGCCTTTACGGAATTAATTAATAATAACAATAATAACAAGGAGAAACAATGCCAAGATATCATAATATAAATGGTGAGAGGGTACAGTTCACAGCAGCTGAAGAGGCTGCTAGAGATGCTGAAGAACAAGCATGGGCAGATGGTGCTCTAGGAAGAGCCCAAGCTAACCTTAGATCTAGAAGAAATCAATTATTAGCTGAGACTGACTTCTATGCTTTATCTGATGTTACTATGTCAGACGACATGAAAACATACAGACAGGAGTTAAGGGACCTACCTGAAGGTAAAGATACTGTTGACAAATGTAATAATGTTACATGGCCAACTAAACCATAATGGCTCGTAGGTTTAAAGATTTTGTTGAAAGACCTAAACCAAAAAAAAGACCAAGGAGACATAAAAAAAATTTAAATAAATCAGAAAAAAGAATGCAAAAAAAATATAGAGGACAAGGTAGATAATGGCAACAACAGACGCACCAAATACTACGACATTACCTGAAGCGGCTATTCAGCCGACAATGACAGAACAAGATAAAAGTCGTAAAGTAATATCATTAGTAGATACTTTATTGACAGCACCAGTAGCACCTACAGGTACTACTGTAACACCGACTTTACAACAGGTACAAACTGGTGAAGTTATGGGAACTCAAGGAGTTCAAGGAACAGTTGCAGCTGCTCAACCTACAGCTGGAGTTATTCCTACTATCACTGCAGCAACAGCACCGACAGCAACCACTGCAACAGGACCAACAACAGCAACTCCTGCAAGTATGACAGCAGCTACAGTCGCTGGAGCTACACCAACAATGACAGCTCAAACAGGAACTGTAACAGCTCCTATGACTGGGCAGACTGGTACTATAACTTCTGATGCTACAGTTAGAGGTCAGTTAGCAAATATTACATCAGATATTGAAACATCTTTACAAACTGGAAATGCATTACCTGCATATCTAAGAGGTGTTGCAAGTGCAACAAAAGCAGCCATGGCAGAAAGAGGTTTAGGTGCAAGCACAATGATGGCAGAAGCATTAGCTGATGGATTATTAACTGCTTCTATTCCTATAGCACAAGCTGATGCTGAAACATATAAGCAGATGATTTTTCAAAATCTTAATAATAGACAGCAAGCTGCTTTAACAAATGCTAACAATTATTTCCAAATGGATATGGCTAACTTGTCAAATAAACAACAGGCAAGTTTACAGAATTTAAACGTAAGACAAAGTTTTTTATTATCAGATCAAGCTGCATCAAATGCTGCTAGACAATTTAATGCTACAAGCCAAAATCAAGTAGATCAATTTTATTCTAGTTTATCAGCACAGATTAATGAACAGAATGCTTCACGAACAGATGCAATGAATCAGTTTGCAGCTGCAGAATCAAATAAAATTTCAGGTATGAATGCTCAAAATAAAATGGCAGTTGAAAAAGCAAATGCCGATAGAGCACAAGTATTAAATCAATTCAATGCTCAACTATTAGATCAAAGACAAAGATTTAATGTAGAGAATCAAAGAGTTATTGATCAATCAAATGTAGAGTGGAGAAGAACAATTAATACTGCAAATACAACAATAACAAATGCAACAAATCAATTAAATGCACAGAATCTTTTAAATTTATCTAATTATGCATTATCATCTTTATGGCAATCATGGAGAGATGAAGCAGCTTGGGTAAATAGTTCATCAGAGAACGCAGAGAATAGAGCACACAATACTGCTATAGCTGCATTAGAAAGATCTACAGAATTAGATTTAGCTGATGAGAATAAAACATCTGCATTATATCAATTACTTGGTAAGTTTGGAATTGCATTAGTAACATCATAGGAGAATAAATGGCATTAGATTTAGATTTTTTAAAAGATTTAGGTAAAGGTGCAGTAAATATTGGAAGAGGTGTTGTAGACTTTTTTAGAAGTCCTAACATGCAAGCTGCTAAAGATATAGGTTCAGCTGTAGTATCTGTAGGAAGTGCGATAAGATCTGCAGGTAGTGATTTTAGAGCAACTCCACCAACAGGTTTAGCAGATCCAAATGTAAATTTAGGACAGTTTAAAGTAAGAGGTACATCAAGATCAAGAGCAGGAGTATCTAGTTTTGGAGATATAGGAGAAGCTAGTTTTTATAAATATGCACAATTACAAAATACAGTAAGATATTTATATAATCAAAAATCAAGATATAAAGCAATAGCGAAGGCTAAAGGATAATGGAACTAGATAAATTAATAGAAAAGTTTAGAGAACAACAACCAGAATCGGTAATGAGTTATGAAGAGCCTAGTGTTAATAAATTTGATGCACCAATACCAGGCCAATCATTAACTGATGAACCAGGAAACTATCCTTGGGAACATCCACCAAAAACACCATCAATAGAAGAAGCTACTGATTATGTTTATGAGAGTATGATGAAACCTGAGAATATGGAAAGAATGTTTACATTATTAAGAATGGGTATACCAATAGAAGCATTAGTAAAAATAATTACATTCTCAGGATTTTTAGAAGGTAGATGGACAGTTGATACTGCTAAATTATTAGAACCTATTGTTGCAATGATGGTAGCAGGTGAAGCTGCATTAGCAGAGATACCAGCTAAAGTAAATATGGGTGATGCTGAAAATACAGAGTTCTTTAAAGATATGTCAGAAAGAAAACGAGATATGATTCAAGCAAAAGAAATGAAAGAAATGCCAATGATAGAAATGGATACACCTGCACCTAGGTTAGGCCTAATGGCAAAAGGAGAATAGTATGGGAATATTTACAGATCTAGCAATTGGTGGTATTACACAGTTTGATGAAGTTGCAAGAAGAGATACTGAAAGAAATACAACTATGGCAAACATTGCTTTGGAAAAAGAAAATAAAGCATTTGCCACTACAGAATTAGCTTATAAAAATTTTGATCAAGTTAAAAATATTGTATCAAATAATTTAGATGCATTTAATATTAAACCTACAGGTGATTTTACTACAGATCAATTAGTAGATATGTATGTAGGTAAAGCATTTAAAGAACAAAGAAGTATATTTGAAAATAATGATTTTAATAAAGTTAAAATGAATTTTGCTAATTATGTAGCAAGAACTCCAGGTGAAGATTTTAGTATTGATATTAGCAGTCCATATGTAGCTTCTGCAGATAAGTTTGAAAGAGAAAAAGATAAACATGCAGAAAAATTAACAGCAATAAGTAAAACACCAAGAGTTGATAAACTTCTTTTAAATCTAAGAAATATAGATGCACAAGATGAAGTACCTGTACAAGATAAAGTGGGTGATGCACAATTAAAGATTGCAAGTATTACAGCAAAAGGTTATGGTATATTAAATACATTTCCAGGAACAGTTGAAGGTAATGCTAATTTAAATTTTATGAAAGTCAATATTATAACAGCAAATGCTAAAGCTAAGTTTCCTAATGATGTAAAAGCAAGAGGACAATTTATTAATCAAAAACTTTATGAAAATAATATTAATCCATTAGATTCACTTAATTATAAATCTCCTGTAACATATAAATTAATGACAGATGTCATATCACAATCAGGTGGCCAGATAGCAATACAACTTGCCAATAATATGAATGCAATTGCTAATAGCACAGATAATAAAGAAATAGCTGAATTACAAATGAGAAATAATAATCTATTATTATCCCAACATAAATTAATAAATACTTTTTCAGGTCAAGCTGGTCAAACATTGGCAGGTGTTGATAGATCTACAGTATTTCCAACTAAAGAAACTCAAACACAAACTCAAGAAACAACACCACAAGTACCAGAAGGATATATTCCAAGAGTTAATCGAAGAGGTGAAGTTATCTTACCTGGTGGTCAAGCACTACCATTAGATAATTTATTTATGAATTACGATGTAAATAAAAAAGTTTTACCAAAAGAAGTCTTAGCATTTGTTGAACCATTTAGACAATACTTTGATGAACGAGGTATAATGATTGAGCCAAAACGAGAAATGTTTGCTGAAGGAGTACAAGGTGATCAATTGTTTAATAAATTTAATACTATATTTAGAGCATTAATGCCAACAGATCCAGATTTAGCAACAATTGGTGGCTATGGTTTTATTGAGTCAGGAGATATGGCACCAAGATTACCAAGTAAACCTAAATCTTTTATAGATCCAAAAAATATAAAAACAAAAGATAAAAAATAATGGATTTACAAACTTTAAATGAGGATGAGTTTGCAACACTCCATCCGTCAGTAAAGAAATATTTAACCGCTGGGATAGATACAAATAAACATGGGGAAAAGTTAGTTAGTGAGAAAAACTTTTTTAACATGGATTTATTTAACTCTGACCCATATGAGTTAGATCCTGATCTATCTAATAGAACAGAAAAACTTAGAGATAATCCTAATTATTTTTATGAAGGTATTAAAACAGGTGGATCACATGCACTTGAATTATTTGCTAGTATACCTGGTGGTATGGATAGATTTTATGATTGGGGTAGAAAGACTTTAGGATTTACACCTACAGATGATAGTATCTTTGATCATGCAGAAAATTATTTAAAAGATATTGCACATGACATAGGTCCTGAATTTAAAGACTTTACAAAACCTGAAGGATTTACAGATAACTTCTGGTATGGTTTAGGACAAGCATTACCTACAATAGTATCATATATACCTTTTATTAGAGCAACTACCATGGCTGCTAGAGGATTAAAAACTATACAAGGTGTAGGAAGAACTGCTTCAGCATTAAGAGGCACTGGTAGATTTTTAGAAATAGGTAAAGGATTACCTGCAGGTATAGCTGTAACTGATATGGCTAGAGAGATTGATGATGGTAAAACATTTGATATTTTAAAAGCTGGTGCATATGGTTATGGTACAGGTAAAATTTTAAATATAGCTAATACATTAAATATATTACCACGAGTAGCTGGACTTGGATCTTTTGGTTATTTAACTTCAGGATGGGAAGCAGACAATGATGAAAGATTAGCAGCAGCTGCAGTATGGGGTGTGCTTGGTGTGTTTGGGCCTATAGCAGAAGGCCAACCCATTAAAAGAAAATTAACTCAGTTAGAATCACAAACTAAAATGTTAATGGGTCAAATGGAAAAACCACAAACTGCACAAAATAAAGTTAATGAATTAAAGATTGAAATAAGAGAAGCTGAACAAAACTTTAGAGATAATCCTGCACCAACTGATAAAGGTGTAATACAGCAAAGACGATATATAGATAAACTAGAAAAAGATTTAATTAAGTTTGAGAATCTTGCAGCAAAAGCTAAAGAAGAACCAGTAAGAAATTTAGCAGCTGAAAAGATAGCACAGAATGAACAAGTAATACAGCAGCATAAAACATTAATTAGAGAGTCAGAAGCTGCTAGTAAATTACAGAAAGCAAATGAAGAAGCATTGTTAAAAGGTGAACAACCTAAACCTATACCTGAAAATTTACAAGATAAAATTATGTCAGGTGAGCAGATTGCTAAACATGAAAAATACATTAATGATTTAAATGTAGAGAACATGGCATTTGGTAAAATAGTTTGGACTAATCAAAATTATAATCAAGCTATATTTGGTAAAGATACTAGACCTACAGAATTATTTAAACAAGATATGTATAAGACAGATGGTTCGAAAAAATATCTTGATATGAAAGAATCATTTACACCAGATTTAATTAAGTTAAGTAATCCAGCAGAAACATATGGAACATTTGGTAAAGGATCTGTAGCCCCACCTAAATTTATAGATCAGCCTGGAGTTAAATATACTAATGATAGTATATACACTGCTATGACAAAAAGAGATGTTATAGTAGAACAAATGCTTTATGATCCAATGTTTACTATGGATAAGATTATTGCACCAGGTAGAAAAAAAGGTGAGAAAGATTATTTATTAAAACTTAATTCACCAACAGAAGTTATTAGATTAGCTGGTATGAGAAAAGTTAGAACTGAAGGTGGTGCTCTAACAGAATTTGAAATACTTGGTAATAAAAATCCTAGAAAAGCTGTAGAAATATTGGATGCAGCTGATAGAGTTTATAATGATAAATTAGCAGAAGCTAGAAAAAATAAAGAAAGTTATTCAACAAGAGTAGATCAAAAAACTGGTGAGGCTAAATTTAGTAAAAAAGAATTAACAGAATCTGATATTACTAGAATAGAACAATTAAGATCTACTAGAACAAAAGATAATAAAGAAGCCATTGATGCAGAGATTGCAAACATTATGGGCTTTGATCCATTCTTACCTGCAAAAGAAGCATACTTTAAATATCAAGTTACTAATAAAGAACTTGCTAGTAAATATAATTTAGATGCTAAACAAATAAAAATTTATAGAAATCTAGAAGGATTATTTGAAAAAGTTGTAGATAGACACAATAAATCTGCAATAGAAAATAAAGGTGATGGGTATACTATAATAGAAAAAATACCTAATTACTTTCCAAGAATATTTGAAGGTGACTTTGCAGCTTTTCTTATGGTATGGAATAATAAGAAAAAAGTTTATCAACCTGCAAACGCACCAGGTGCAAATAATAAATTTTCTATAGAAGAGAGAGCTAAACAATTATCTAAAGAATTTGATGCACCAGTATTTAAAGCTAATGATAAATTTAATAACAAAGAAAGATTAAGTTCAGACTATGTTGTTAAGATAATTAAGAGAGATAGATCACAACTAGGTTCTGAAGAACTTACATCTTTTGATAGATTATTTACAAGATATAATTTAGATAGTGAATCATTTATAAAATATCAAGAAGCTGTAGATAAAATGAGAAAGAGTGTAGGATTTAGAAGATTCTCACTACAACGTAAAGGTGTAGACGGATATTTAGGTAGTGAGTCACATGCTATAGCTGCATTAGGTACAAAATTTTTAGGAAGTAAAATTGGTAATAGAAACGTAGATTTAAAAAGAATAGCAGATTTTACTAAAGCAGCAACAGATTATACTAAAGGTGGTATAACATCTGCAATGAGGATAGACTTTACTAAAAAGTTTGGTGATATTTGGAATAAACCCATTACAATATCTGATGGTAAAGGTGGTACAAAAAGAACTACACTAAGAAAAGATTATCCAGTTGCTGCTAGATTTGCAGAAGAGTTAAGAGCAAATGCATTTGGTGAGCTAAGACCTGCCCCATTAGTAGAAAAATTATCACAATTAGGTTCTGATTACATAGGTAATGCTGGTCTTACAAGAATACTTGGTGGTGCTAACCAAGTAACTCTTAATGCTAAATTATTATTTGGTAATATGAGATTTTTATTATCTCAAATATTTCAACCTTATCATATGATATTTCCTAAGTTAGTTAATTTACAATACTCAGGATTTGATAAAGGTAAAGTTGCAATGGCACAAATAAAATCTTTTAGAGATTTATTTTTTCCAAACAAAGAAATGAAATCTGTAATTGAGTATATGTACAGACAAGGTGTTGTTGATCAAAAATTTTTAAATGAAGCATCTGCTAATATCAAAGGTTTATTACCAAAAGAAAAATTACCTGTTAAAGATCCACTAGGTAGACAGGTATTTGATTTTAGTAAATTATTAAGAATACTTACATTGCAAGATTTTGCAGGTAAAGCAGAACAAGTTAGTAGATTAAATGCATCTTTAATGTTTTATAATTTTTTTAGAAGTGCTGGTAAAAGCAAAGAGTATTCAATGGAAAATGCAGCATATAATGCTAACAAATATATGGTTGAATATAATTATTTAGAACAACCAGGAATATATGGCAATAGAGGTTTAGGTCCACTTGGAAAACCTTTTGGATTATTTAAAACATTTCAACATAACTATCTAGCACAACTAGCTGAATATGCTACACAAGCTGCACAAGGAAAAGGTTCAGCAGGTTTATTAGCATTTTTTACACAGATGGTATTTGCAGCTGGTGTATTTGGAGTAATAGGTTATGAATCAACAGAGAGAATACTAAGAATACTTTCTCCTACAATGCAAAAATTTACAGGTAAACCATTACCATCTTTAACAGAATCAATATTAACAAGTGATTTACCAAATGCATTTAAATATGGTGTACCATCGTCAATATTAAATGTAGATTTAACAGCTACACTTGCAGCACCAGGAGTTAATGTTGGTGATTTAGTAAGTGCACCTGCATTAGATTATTTAGGATTAAATCCATTAAATGGTTTTGCATCAGGTAGAGGTAGAGGTATTATTCCTACAGGTTTTAATGCATTAGTAACAGCATTAGTAAGTGATAGTCCAGCAGAAAAAAAAGAAGAGTATACTAAATTTTTATTAGCAACTGCACCTACATCTATGCAAGGTTTTATAGAACAATACTATGAAGGTTTACCTTTAGAATATTGGAAGTATTGGTCACCAGGAAAAGAATTTAAAGAAGTACATGATAGTCCAAAGTATACTAATCTACAAGGTGATCCATTTAAAAGAGGTAGAGGAACTGTTGTTAGAGGATATGATGAATGGTTTGCAAGAACATTCTCATCAGTATCATTAGCAGAAAAAGAAGCACTTAAATTAGTTTATGTAACAACTAGATTAAAGAAAAATTTAAGAGATGATATTAGTGGTTATCTAACAGCTGGTGCTAAACATTTAATGACAGATGGTTATGTGCCATTATATGTACAAAAAAAATTATCCGATTTTGGTTTAACATATAATCAAATATTTGAAAGAATAACAAATAGAGCAGATCTTATGAATACAACTATTATAGATAGATTATTAAAGAAAACAAATGCTATGCAAAATAATAGGAGAATAGGTGCACTAAGAGATATGGCAATATCTCATGGTTTTGATAGTGCATACAAATATTAATATGGCTAAACAACCTAAAACAACTAGTGAACATTTAATATCTCTCTACGGATATATAACAGGATTAAAAAGAGAAGTCTCATCAATAAAAAATAATCACCTTAAACACTTGCATCAAGATATAGAAGGCTTACATACAAAGGTAGATAGAATTTTATATGCAATTTTAGGTGGTTTAGGTGCTACAATATTAACACTACTGGGACTATTTACATAATGGACAAAAGAAATAAAACTGATACAATAGTAATACATTGTACACAAACTCCATCAGATATGGATTTTGGTGTAGACAAAGTAACACAATGGCATAAAAATCGTGGCTTTGATACAATAGGATATCACTATTTAATTAAACGAGATGGCACATTACAAGTTGGAAGAGATGAAGATGTTGTGGGTGCTCATGCTGTTGCAGTTAATGGAACATCAATTGGTGTAGCATTAGTTGGTGGTGGTACAGTTGATATGGGGTGGGAAGATAATTTTCTACCAGAACAATTTGAAACACTAAAAAGTATATTACTAAGACTAAAAGAAAAATACAACATAGAAAAAATAATAGGTCACTATCAAGTAGAGGATAAAAAGAAATGTCCATCATTTGATGTACCTAAATGGTTGGAGGAAAATGGCTTGGTTTAGTTTAGCAAAGCTAGCATTAAATGCTGGCACACATATTTATAAAAAACGTCAAGAAACAAAAATGGCTATGGCAGATGCACAACATATGCATGCTGCTAAGATGGCTCGGGGTGAGGAGCAATACCAGGGTAAACTTTTAGAGGCCCGACAGTCAGACTGGAAGGACGAGGCAGTTTTAATAATTCTCAGTTTGCCCGTAGTGGTGCTAGCTTGGGCAGTGATATCGGATGATCCAACTGCTATGGACAAGGTAAAATTGTTTTTTGAGATGTTTTCACAGCTCCCGTCATGGTTCACAAACTTGTGGATTCTTGTCGTAGCGAGCATTTATGGTATTAAGGGTACACAGATCTTCCGTAACGGAAAAAAATAATGTCTGAAAACAGTTTTGAACTGATAACGGAATATAAAGATCAGATTCGAATACTTCGACAAGAGGTAGCCGAATTACAGGATGCTGGTAAATCTAAAGATTCAGCTAACAAAAGGTGTTTGCAAAAATTAGAACATACTAATGAAGATTTAGAAAAAGCAAATAAAAGAATAAAAGAATTAGAAAACAAACTTAACAAAATAGGGGAAGATCATGATCAAAAAGATAAAAGAGAAGATAAAAAATCTTTGGGATAGATTTACTGCTTGGCTTTTTAGCTGGCAGAAATGAAATTTACTCTAGCACTTATTATGTGCTCATACGTTGCAGGTGAATGTATGCCGCCATTTTTATATGATACCAAATTTGATAATCAATATGATTGTCTTATGAAAGGGTATGAAGAATCTATTTCTAAAATAGAAGAAATAGGTGAAAAAGATATAAATGAGCATGAGATATATATAAGGTTTATATGCACAGCAGAAAAAAGTGAGGAAGAGAATACATAATTAATGACTAAACCAACTAAATTTTTTAAATGGGTCGTTAAATTAAGAATGTGGTATGCAGATATCAGAGGTCATCATGGTAAGAAATGGAATTATGAACCTGGAGATTATTACATGGGGAGAAATAAAATTAAATGAGTAAGAAACCATTAACAATATCTGAATCTGCTGCTGTGCAGATGCCAATGAAGACGGTAGCCTCGTTGATAATAATCGTGGCACTCGGCACTATGGGTTACTTCCAGATTGTAGAACGTCTTAATGTTGCAGACACTAGAATACAATTGATGGAAAAAGAATTAATCGAGAATACAGAATTTAGAATAAAATGGCCACGAGGTCAACTTGGCTCGCTTCCCGCAGATAGCGAGCAATTTATGATGATCGAAGATCTTTATAAGACCACGGATAAGATTAATAAACATGTAGAGGACATGGCATTAAATAAAGTAAACATTGAATTTCTAAGAGGGCAAATGGATAAGGTTTTAGTAGATATTGAAAAGCTAAAAGATGCTAATAGAGAAATGAAATATACAAATGGTAGCACACAATGATAGAGTCTGTTGTAGGATTATTAATGTTTATAAACGGAGAGATCAAGGAGCATAGAATACAGGACTCTATGGCTTCATGCCTTCGTGCAAAACGTGTGGCTGAACGTCAGTATTCTGAATCAGTATCCTATAAGTGCTGGCAAGGTAAGGCAGAAACAGAGATTTATTTAGGTGAAAAGAGTATTAAAAAAATTATCTTATCTGAATAATTTTGCAAAAATGTTAAGGGATGCAAGGTTTAGGCAACACAGATTAAATAGTAAAAAAATATATAATAGAAAAAAATATAATATAAAAAAAATTGAGGATTAAATATGTATTTAAATGCTAATATTCCAGTTAT